ACTAGGTTTTACACTACCAAAAAGTAGATTAGATGATAGCGGTTCGTTGTTTTTTACAGAGAGTGGTGCAATATCAAATATTGATAGAGCCAACTCAATGTTAAACAATACAGGTAAAGGACAAAGGAAAGCTTTAGAAACTCAATTTAAAGCAAACTTATTAGGTATCTCAAATGATGGTAAAACTGATAACCCAGACGAAACACCATTTAGAAGTGGTTATTCGCCGCTATATAAAGCTGGTGATTCTAGAAATTTTTTAGTGTCTGGTGGCAAACCAAAGTTATACGCTTTTGATGATTCACCAAACGGTGACGCTAGCGGAGCAAAAAGTGGAATTGTTAAGAATTTCTTAAAGCCTGCAACTGAAGACGAACCAATTAGCGATATGAATTGGAACCACGAAAAATTGGTTGTGGATGCTGGTTTTGTTGGACTACCTAATTCATCAAACTCAAAACCATTTGCACAAAATTTTGCATGGACATCAAATAAAGGCGCGACAACAAATGTGGTTCAAGGACAAGTAGATTTAATTGATGCTGCGTTTCCAGACACCGAAAATCCTCAAATTACTGGTGAGAAAAAATCATTATTAAGTAAAACACAAAAATTATTTAATAGCAAGGGCATGATGACAATGGTATCAGCATATGGTAGTGCTGATGGTAACAATAATAAAGAACAAACACAAACGTCAGTATCATACAATGGTTTCATATCAAAAGGTTCTGGTGTTTTAGCAAAGGGTAAGTTCAATCCAGACGGAACTTTAGGAAATAAAACAACAAACGATTCTGCTGCTAGCACTTTTTGTAGAACATGGATACCACAAAATAGATATGATACAGTAAATAAGTTAATTAGAAGTCGTGGTTTAAATCAAAAAGAATTAACAGGTGGTCCAATATTAACAGGTGGAACAAGAGGTTGGAGATTACATAATTCTGAAAGAATGTCTGTTTTGGATGATAATGGATTTGTAAAAATTGCACCATACATAACAGATGACTTAACTAGAAGGTCAACAATACCTAAAAAATATATGTTCTCAATTGAGAATTTAGCATGGGTTGGTTCACCAGCGGTAAACTTATTACCAATAGAACAAGGACCTGGTGACTTATTAACAGGAAAGTTTGGTAGAATAATGTGGTTTCCACCATACGACTTAACATTTAGTGAATCAAGTTCAGTTAGTCTTGAAAGTAATTTATTTATTGGTAGAGGCGAACCATTATACACATATAATAATACCGAAAGAACAGGACAATTATCATTTAAGATAGTTGTTGACCATCCTAGCGCAATGAATGCGTTTAAGGGTAGCAGTGGCCCAAGTGATGAATATATACGTTCATGGTTTGCAGGTTGTGTTGAAGATGATTATTATACTAGCCTATTAACACAAGAAGAAAAAGAAAAAGTTAAACAAATCACTAAAACTGTTTTTGATGAAGAAACAATACCTGCAGTAGAAGCACCAAGTGAAATTACTATTTATTTTCCTAACGATATAACAAAAATAGAAACTGTTTTAGATTGGAAATACGAGGACGGCAGCGGTGTAGGTCATGGACCATATAATGGTGAAAAACAATATAAAAATGCGACAGATAAGACGGGATATGAGAGTCCAAACCCAAAACTTAAATATTATGCCACAAACCCCCCACCAGATTTTTATATAGGATATTGGCCAGATTCAACAAATTATGGTTTTAATAAGCCTGGTACTTCAGATACTCTTGGTAACTTAAAATTAAAAGTTCCGCCAGATAAAGAATTTGATACTTGGAACGATGAGACATATAAGACAGCACTTAGAGATTATTTAAAAAATACGTGCCCTAGTTGTGTCGCTGAAATTGAGGGGTATGCTAGTAGCCAAGGCGGTGGACAAACATACGCAAATGAGCAACTATCAATAAATAGAGCTGCAGCTATGAAAAAATGGTTATTGGATAACAATATTATTGAGGAGGGGAGAATTGTTGGCGCGGAAAAAACAGGTATTAAAGATGGTCAAAAATTTCCTTTTAATGAAAAAACACCCAGAGATTCTCAAGGTCCTAAGTATGCTAGATATGGTAAAATTAAATTTAAAAATAATGCTGAAGCAATTAAAACAAAAAAACCAAGAACAATAACAGAACCTCAACAAATATCTTTAAATTCACAAGTATCTAATAGATATTATACTGAACAAGATTTTTTTGAAAAATTAACAAGAGAAGATTCTTTTGTGTTTGATAAGATTAGACAAAAAATAAGATATTTTCACCCAGCTTTCCATTCAACCACACCAGAAGGTCTAAACTCTAGATTAACATTCTTATTACAATGTACTAGACAAGGCCCAACAACCAACGCAAATGAAAACCCACATAACTTAGCATTTGGTCCAGCACCAGTTTGTATTTTAAGAATAGGAGATTTTTATAATACAAAAATAATGATGGATAATTTAAGTATTGATTATGAACCATTGGTTTGGGATTTAAATCCAGAGGGTGTCGGTGTTCAACCAATGATTGCAAATGTAACAATATCATTTAAATATATTGGTGGCTCTAGTATGTACGGCCCAATTAATAAATTACAAAACGCTCTATCATTTAATTATTTTGCAAACTCGCAAGTTTATGACCCTAGAGCAGATTATATTGCAACTGTTGAGACAATACAAAACGAAAAATTAATTAAAAATTATCCAACAGACCCTAAACTTAGAAATAGAACAACATTTGAGTCCCAAACAAAATTAATGCCAGAGGGTACACAAGAAACAGCTTATGGCTTGGTACCAGGTCTAGATTCCGTTAATGATTCTATGGGAGCACTTGAAAATAAAACACCAACTTATGCCCCACCAACTGTAGACCAAACAGCAACTAGTGCCGAGGATAAACAACAAACAAGTCCAAATATTCAAGCCAGCGACGGCGCATCATCTTCTTGTGTAAAAGATAGGGATAACTTATATTGGGTTAATGAAAATGGTGAAAAACTTAAACCAGTTCACTTTTTTGAAGGTTCTATTGGTTTTGAATTTGGATATAATGACCCAGCGGTACAAATATCGCAACCATATGATTGGTATCTTAATGTATATGATTTAAGCGATAAGAATATTGTTTATACTGCACATGAAGATGGTTTTTTATTTTATCAAAAAGATAAAACAACTTACGACCCTAAAAGAAATTCTTATGATTTTTCTGCTTCAAATTCAAAAATTTGGGGCAACAATCCACCACCACAATCATTAATTGATAGTGGTAATTATAGCGTAGCATATAAATTAGTTGGTGTTACCGATAGTACGTGTGAAATCATATTTGATACAACAAATGAAACGATAACTAAAACAGAAACAAAATGTGATACTGATGGTCAGATACTTTCTATTGGAATAACAGGTTCAGATACATCAAATCCAGATTTAACAGTACTTAAAGATGGTGCTAAAGGTAATTATATTTCTTTTTATATTAACGCAACGGATAAAACAATAGCCTTATCTCAAGACTACAAGTTAACTGTAACACTAGTTAGTGCCATTAATGACAACGATAGGTATGTTTGGAAAACACCAATAGATGTACCTAGCACATTCATGAATTCAAACTCGTTACTTAATAATCTATATTTTTCAGATACAGAACCAAAAACGCCAGAGTTAATTGAGGGAAATGAAATACCGTACAGTATTACATTTAGCTTTGTTGGTGTTACAGACCCGTGTAATTACGATATAGGTGTTGGCGCGATAACAAATTCGCAACAAGAACAAGAATCAGCACTTAAAAAATTAATAGTAAAAGATGTAAGTTCTACCGATACAAACAAACAAGGTGGGGCTGTTAGTTTTAATCTTTATAATGACAGAGACCCAGAAAGACCACAACTTAGTGGATATAAGTTTAATGTTAAATCGACAATAAAAAGTACTGATGGTACACAACAATGGGAATATATACATCTTGACAACCTTAATACTGATACTGGACTTTTTTCATTTAAAACAAACACAAGAGATAACCCTCTTACAATTCTGCTTGCTAACACAACACCAGTATGTACTGGATTTACAGAGGGTAAACAATATAGCCTAGAAACATTAGTATACAACGATACAACAAAATTACAATTAAATAAAGTAATGTTAACAAATGCTGTAAATACAAATTTACAAGCGGACGCTCTGGGTGTTACTGGATTTAAGAATATTACAGTTGATAAGGTTTATAATAGCAGTACTAACAGAACAGTTACTATTTCATTATCGCAAGTGGGTATCTTTAAAGAAGAGGGTATCACCTCAACTCAATTAATTACAGATGATGAACTTAAAGCATTTATCAATAAGAAAATTAATATAAAAATTAGATATAATAGTGAACCACCAAATGGTCATTTTGATTTAGACCAAACATTAACAGATACTGATGGCTCAATAGCTAGTGGACCAGCAGCCCTTTCATTTAAAACACTTTTAGGCGAGCCTGATAGCGCCAATGTAGCAGTAGTTAATTTCCCAGTAAATGGTGTTTATTATTTTGATTTATATTATGATAACCTATTAGTAGAAACAATTACAACAATAAACATTGATGACAGGTCAAGTATTGAATATAATGCAAATAGTGCTGTAACACCAGCACCTACGCCACCAACACCAGTAGCTAATACTAATAAAGATGCTGATATTGTTAATGCTATTAAGATTAAAAAAATATATGCATATAAATTAGTTAATGATACGATTACGATTGAATTTGAATGGGATAAAACAACAAACCTACAAACATTTGCATTAGAATCGTCACAGATGTACATAGGTAGAGCTAATATAATAACTAATCTAAGTGGCGTAAGAACTACATTTACTGTAAGTTCTTTAAGTGCTTACGGTAGTGCCCGAGGAATATTTAATGTTAAAAGAGACAGTGATACTTCTGTTTTATTTGGTGAAGGTGATGAAAACTATCCTTATAATTCTTATATTAAATTAGAAAATACTGAAATAGCTACAGACCAACCTAGTGGCAAAGCTTGGCAACAAGGTAAAACTTGGACTACTATTTTATCTCTTGCCTCACCTCAGTCTCAGAATTCAAATACTGATGTAGATATAATCCTTGCAGCTCAAAAAGACCCTACTAGTATATTTGAAATAATTTGGGACACTGGCGGTAAAACAGAAATTAGTTTTTATTTAGAAAATGCACCAACAGAACCACCGAAACCACCAACACCAACACCAACATACCAATTACCATATGCTGTAACTGATTTTTATGACGTAACCACATTTAATTTTGGTAACAATTGCGACAAGTTGCATGCATTTCAAAGTACTGATGGTAGAGATGTTGGAGATATGCATATTAAAGTTCAAAAAGTTTTAAATGACTTGTATAATGCTGGAATAAACCCAACAGTTGTAGCTGTAGAAGTTGAAGTTAAAGGTCCTGTTGTTACTTGGACAGTTACCGTTGATAAAAGTACTGATGGAAAAGCTTGGGTTGGTTTCTCAAGCAGAGGAAGTGCAACTAGCTTAGCAAAAGCAAATGAAAATTATGACGGAAACCCAAATGCAAAGCCGCCAGTTGTTGGATTGCTTGAAAATATTAAAAAGACTTTCCCATCTGACGCTAGTAGTGTAGAATTACAAGCAATAGCTGGTTTTGTAAATATGCGCTCAACGATTGGTCAAACAAGGTGTGAATTCTGGCAAAAATTTGCTAAATACACATTACCAGTAACTAAACCACCAAAATAAAAAATAAAACCATATGCCAAGATATTTCGACAGATACGAAGAATTTAGAAGTAACGACAAGATGAAGCCAATACCTGGTCTTACATTAACACAAACAAACGGTGATAAAACCGTATTATATAAATTAGGCGAAACAAGGCTTGACAAACTAAGTAATACGTATTATAATTCACCATACTTTGGTTGGTTAATAATGTCTGCAAACCCACAATTTGGTGGTTTAGAGTTTTTAATACCTGACCAAACAATAATCGTTGTACCGTTTCCTTTTGAGGATGCAATAAGCAGATACATACAACTAGTAAACAGTTATAAACTACTTTATGGGGGATAATTTTAGAATAAAAAACAATTTATATCATGGGTAGATTTAGCATAGTTAACCCAAACAATTTTGATTATCAATATAATGGTGGTATGTTTGGCAATACAAATTATAATATGTCTGTACCGCCAGAAGAACTGTGTATTATTGTTGAATTGGTTACAACACAAAAAGCAAGAAGTGTATTAATTAACAATACCCAAAACGGCACAATATCAACAAAAAATAGTGACGGTAATAGATTCGTAAGCTTTATTAATGGTAAAAAAGACGGAACCACAGGTTATGGTAATTTCCTAACAACTAGCTACACTGATTTAGGAACTGAAAACATCATCGAGGAAGCACTAGGTATTACCAATATTCAGGTGGAATTTAACTCATCATACGCACCAATGGTTAATATAGATTTTGTTGACGTTAGAGGTGGTGCAATTTTTCAATCTGGCGCAAAGTCAATCTATAATGTTTTATTTAGATTACCATATCCATTATTCGAATTAAAAATCAAAGGGTTTTATGGTAAACCAGTTGTATATTGTTTACATATGGTTAAATGTAATACTAAATTTAATTCACAAACTGGTAATTTTGAGATTAGTGCAAATTTTGTTGGTTATACATATGCAATGTTTTCAGATATGATTCTTGGATATCTTAGAGCTGCTGTTAGAACAAAAAGAGGTGAAGAGTTATTAGCTAGCAAGGGTACGATTTCTATTAATGAATTCATGAAAAAAATGAATAATATTGATGAGTTAGTAAAAAAACAACTAGAAAACACATCAAATGTAAATAGAAATAACGTAGCATTAGTAAATGAATTGCAGGCTGATTTAAATGCTATTGAGAGTTTAGTGGATAGTTATATTGCGGACCTTAAAGACCCAACAATATGCGAGGCAATACTTGGAGATACAACCGAGCCTTATCAAAATAGTATTGTTTTTTTTCCAGACCCAAATTCTGCAGACCCAAATAGCTTTACTAACTCAAAGGCTAGTAAAATTAGTAGTAAATTTAAAAAAGAATATAAAGCAAAACGCGATGCATACAATACAAAAGTTGGCAATTTATTGAGTGCAAAATTAATAGTAACAGATATAGTTCCTGGCGCTGCGCTATCAAAATCAAATGAATTAATTGGGCCAACTGGTGGACCTAATAACGCCGATTTAGTTGATAGTATAAAACTAAATTATGGTGATTTAATAGACATTAATAACAATGATGTAATTAACAATGTGATAAAAAGATTGCAAAATGCGGCACCGAAAACATTATCACCTAGTGATGCATATATTGAAGTTTTCGATGTTACTGAGACTAGGGGTTTCATACAAAACGCTAGAACAGAATTAACAAAGTCACAGAAAAATTTTACAGATGCATTAGCAATTGATATAGCAAACGCAATTGAAAGCGAATTAACATTTGAACCAAATATAAGGAATATATTTAAAATGTTTACGGCACATATTGAAATATTCCTACAATTAGTTTTTGAGGTGTCTTCAAAATATTTAGACGATGCTAGAATTAATGAACTTAAAAAGTTTAGGTCAAAAGACCTAACTAATCAAAGATTAGATATTAAAAAAACCGATGACGCTGTAATATATCCATGGCCAGAATATATTGAAAATGATGAAGAAAAATATCTTGGTTCTGCGGGTGTTCTTGAAATACCACTTAATGTACCAGAGGTTAAATTTGTCGAAGAACTATATACAGCTATGGTTCAAAATAATAGAGAAGATAAAGAGGTGCAAGCCAATGCAAATGGTGTTGTGGCTTGGCAAGCGTTCAACCCAATTGACTCGATTAATTCAATACCAGATAAGACCCCGTATGATAGATTACCAGATAGCGCAACACATAATGATGTTGCTAGACTTATTGTTTTAAGAGCTGTCGGTGTATTGGGTTGGCAACCTAGTAACTTAATTGATGATAAAGAAATAGAATCGTTTGCGACATCTGAAGCAGAGTTAATAATTAAAAAATACGAAACAAATAAAATTATTTTACCAGCATTAACTAGTAACTATGAAAATGTTGACAAATATTCTGCGGTAAAAGGAACTGTTGACGGTACAGAAAAAAATCTACTATCAGCATCTACATATAATAATATTGACCATTGGGATTATAAATATATTGAAATACCATTTAAAGGAGGTACTCCTTTTAATAGATACGAAATACCTGCTGATAAAGGTTTTACTGACATAACTAAGCCTTATTATAGTAATTATTCTGATTTTAAATTATCAAATAGGTCAGGAAATGTAAAATATGATAATAATGCTGAAACCGCAGATACTGCAAAATATATTAGTATTATTGGTTCCAGTGATTACGATAACGCAAATTCGCAATCACCAATAGCTAGAGGTCCTAGTATTTTTAAATATGATAACCTAACTAACGAAATGAATAAACCAGAGGATTTAATAAACGCTGATTTTTTTCTTAGTAATGGTAAGTATGGTGTTCAAGAATATTCACTTGTTGATTTTTCATCAAAATCTGAATATGGTGCTGGTCAGTTAAGTTATCATAGCATTTTTTATGATAACCCATTAATTGAAAATGGCTGGGAAGGCATTGAAAATGGATTATCAACACCAAGAATTAATAAAGAAACACCTCTTGACTTAACTTTTTCTGGTGGTGCATTTGCTGCTTATACTTTTGAAAATATAACAACAAGTGAATATGTTGATACTTTTATACCTGGGGAAAGATATAACATACTTTCAAATAACCACCAATCAGTTGGTAAAAATATAACATTGTTTTCAAACGAAACAACACAAGACCAAGTCGCTTTTCCTTTTTTTAATTTTGGTGCACAGACTTCTAAATATTCTTTTAACTTTTCATTGTTTGGTAGTAGGTTATATAACGCACAAACAAGTGTTTATCCAAAAGCTTTTTTATTTTTACATTGTTTTCCTTGGAAAGGATTAGTCGGAAAATCGTCAAGGTCCGATGGTAAGACATATGTAACAGTAACACACGATATTGGTATTTTTAAACAAAAAGAAATTTTTAATACGTTTGCTATAAGAAATGGATTTGTTAAAGTTCCAAAATTATGGCCAGCATTTATAGGCTCTTTAATTTGGAGATATAGAGAAGGATTAGCAAAAAACAACCCAGTAAAATTTAAAATAGGTAACGAATCTTTAATCCCTGGGTTTAGTACCGATGACGATGATTATCCAAAATACGATGAATATTTAAAAGCGTATCCAGATGTTTATTCATATCAAACATCTAAAACACAATTAAATATTTTTGGGTTACCAGTTGCAACTGGTAACGACGCTTTAAACGATAACCAAAGCAATTTTCCAATGTTTTTTTGTGATAGACTTGATATGAATTATGAGAAAATCGACCCAGAAATTTTAGCGTTACCACCAAAAGTTCAAGATTTATTTGTTAGTGAATTTGACACATTTGTTAAAGGGGAGTTTACAAATGATATTATACCACTTTTGGATATAACCAAAGGGGACGGAACGGCATTTTTTGGCGATAGCCAGTGGAAAGCGCAATGGGATATATTAAGAAGTAGCACCGTTGTTAAAACTGATGCAAAATCTTTGGAAGAATATAATGTTAATGGTTCATATACTGAGATAACTGTTAACACACTTGCCAAAATGAATGAATTATATGGTAATAAATTAAATATTGGTAAATTAGAAGATAACTATTCGGTTATGACATATATTTACTCACCAACAAATGGTAAATTTGATTATAATTTATTTATTGAATATAAACAAAATGGCCCAGCTGAAAAAAAATTAAAAGACTTACTTTTTTCATATAAATATATTGAAAACGATTCAGTATTTATATGGTCAAACGGTATAACAAATACAAACCCAACACCTGCATTTCTTAAATCTAAATTTTCTAAATATATTGACACCATTAACCAAGCGTTAAAGACCAAGGTTACTGAAGACCAAAAAACAATAGTATCACCAGGTGAAAATGAAAAAATTAAATTGGAAATATATAGAACAGTTAAAAAAATATATGACAAATGGGTTGCTGGCGTTGGTGGTAGCCCTAGACCATTTAGCGATATATTATTTCAATGCTGCTCTAGAGGTACAAATCAACCATATAGATTAAGTGGTGATACAGCAATTAATGCTAAATATGGTAATGGAAAACCTAACGAATTAAATCTTATTGATAGCTTTAGATTTGTTACTAGGTCATTTCAAGATATTAGTACTCAATTTCAAATACATCCTGTTATGGTAACACATCAAATGTATGAGAGCCCCGATACTAGTATTTATGATTTATTTGGTAGAATATTAACTGATAATAATTTTGAATTTATTGCCCTACCAAATTTTATTAATTTTAATGACCCTAAAGAATTGCATTCTGTTTTTGAACCTTATCCTTATTATATGGCACAAAAACAAACAGCAACAGGCCCATCATTTGTTTGCGTATATGTTGGGCAAACATCTACTAAACTAGATTTTGGGCCAGATTCAGAATACCCTAATGATGGTTTTGATATTACAAATGATAAAACATGGCCAAAAGATTTTAGCGAAGAAAAAGCAAGTTGGGAAGATTTTGCGTCAGCTTTTATTGTTAGCTATGGGCAACAAAACCAAAATATATTTAAAGATATCAGACTTGACCAATCAGAATTTAATGAAACTGCTGAATCGTTATCAATAACAGATGCAATATCAAACTCATTAAGTTCTACAAATCAATCATATGTTGGTCAAAATCTATATAATGTTTATTCTGTAAGAAGTTATAAAGCTGAAGTTGAAATGCTTGGTAATGCAATGATTCAACCAATGATGTATTTTCAATTAGATAATATACCAATGTTTCATGGTGCTTATTTAATCACAAAGGTAACTCATAGTATTGTACCAAATAATATGACAACTGTCTTTACTGGTACAAGAATTAGAATAGCAAAAACACCACTAATAGATAAAGCAACACTATATTCTTCTTTGATATCTGGTCAAGAAATTGGTGGAGCAACAGCTGGTAGTACAATAAAGTATACCCCAACTCAATTATTAGCACCTATTGCTGCGACAATATTTAGAAATGAAGGTCAAAACGCATATTTGAATCAAACAAATAATCAAATAACAATGAAAAAAGTTGCTGCACCTAACGGTGTTGGCAATCTTAAAGCTGGTACACAAGTAGATGCGCCAGCCCCAGACAACGAAAACGAACTTAATGAATCATTAATAACAGAAGCTGCAAATGCATTAGAAAAAATGTTAACAGATTTTGTTGCATACGCAAAACAAAATAATTATAAAACATTTAGTAGTGGAAACTATATCAATATTACTAGCTTATATCGTAACGCAACAAAACAAGCAAATTTAGTAAAAGATAATATAAAAAACAAAAAACCCGCTGGTTCTGTTGCCGCTGTTGGAACTTCTTATCATGGATGGGGATTGGCTGTGGACTTACAAACAATAGATGCTAATGGTAATGCGTTACAAATATCAACTGATGCTGATAATTTAAAAAGAGGTTTTGACCAAAATATAAACATATCACTAAAATGGTTTTTAGAAAATTGTTGGAGATATGGGTTCTGGATGCCACTTAGCTTGAGAGATGGTAGTGGTGTCGAAGAGTTTTGGCATTTTGAATATCACGGAACAACAGCAATATGCTTATGGGAAAAATACCCACAAGTCAATAATCCGAATAATATTGTAAAAATACCAACAAATCCACAATATGACCCAGTTGTAAAAAATCCTAAAGAACCAGACGGAAAAGAAGCTGTTTATAACGGTTGTGATTTTGTTGAGGTTAAAGGGACTGCAAATTACGATATGTTATCATCAGATTTACTTTGGATATATCTCTCATGGCAACAAGGTATCGGAGGTGCTGTACAGCATTACAAAATTTCTAGTGGTAGTATGGCATCGTATACTAACGATGTACCACCTACAAATATTATAAGTAATTGGCCAGGTAGTTTAGTATCAGATAACGGCGTTAAAAAATCTGATATTTCAACACTATACAGCTCAAACCCTCAAAAACTAGCTAATGCATTTATTAATGTATGGTCTAAAACTATAGCCCAAAAAGCAGCAGAATCACAAACACTAATCAATAGCAACAAAAATGATAGATTAGGTAAACCGTATTTAAGACTTAAAGATATTTTTAAAAAATACGAACAACCAAATGAAGGGTTTTCAATTGATAATATCATTACGATGGGATATATTGAAAATGGATTACTAACAGATACGGCACCAAGTGGCCAAGACGGTGGTAGCTATGCTGGCATGTTTCAAATGGGAAAAGCATACGACGTATATAAACCATATATAACAAGGTCATCTAAAGGTAAAAGTGGGTATTTAAATTTTGACGAATACGATATAGATATAATGACAGAAGGATTTGTTAAAGTAGGGATAGATAATTTCAATCAATTTAAAAAATTAAGTGGTTACAATCCGCAAGCATTAAATTCATCAACACAACCAACTTCAACCAATTCACCAACAACATTAAAAAATATTATAATTGGTGATTCATTAGTAACTTGTTTAGAATCAATTTTAATAACTGCTGGTTCTTCTGCAAGAAGGATTTCACCAACTCAAAGCGAGGCATCATTACATTTTGGTGGTAAAGATACTACATGGTTAATAGGTGCACTTAAAAAATATCCAGTAAGCACTGGGGTAGAAAATGTTGTGGTGTCAATAGGTACTAATGACGGGTTTCAAAACTCAAACAATTTAATAAAAGTGCTAACAGAACTTAGAAGAGTATTTCCAAATGCAAAATACCTATTTGTCAGAGGAAGTGGTGGGTGGATAGGAAATATAAAATATAAACCTAATGGGGATATAAAAAAAATATACGGTACAACATTAAATGGTACGACAACTTATGATAACACTGACGTCATATCATATTATTCTGTATTAAATGGTCAACCAAATGTTACAGTTTTAAATCAAGGCGTTGGTTATTCAGCATCAGACGGTGAAGCACATAATTGTACTGGCCCTTACAAGTTACACTATCCTGTACTGGCAAATGAAATTAAATCTAAAATTGGATAATTTTGACTTTTAAAATATTTTTTGTATATTTGCGTTATGCTTATAGCGAATATTGTTTCAGTTTCTAATGTAAATGTTTCTTGTGATTTTAATGTGGTTAAATCCTTGGACCTAACGGTTCAGGGATTACCCACGTTAATCGTTGGATGGGATTACATCAAGAAGCATTATCCAGACTACGACATAATCGATAGAAAATTATCTGACAACCTATATTGGACATTTAAAAAAACAGAAAAAAGAGAACTACACGAAGAAGACATATACAACTTTGTTGAAAGAGTTTATAAACAACTTACTAAAGATATTAAATACACATTCGTCGACCCAATCATATTTGATAGAAAAACAATTGTAAAATTAATAAAAAAAATTAACAAAACAAACAACATTATATCGTATAGGCATGATAGAATGTTATATACATATTTTGATAATTTTATATTTGGTTTTGATTTAGAACTTATTGAATTTATTGGTTTGAATGTTGAAAAATTCTTATTGAAAATAAAGAATAAAAGTAAAGTGTTTTTAGAAAAAAATATGATATTTATTGAGTATAAAACTAGAATTGAAAACCTTGATAATCAGGTCAAGTACATTCCATACTTATACTCTATAGAAAATGAATAAATCAATATTATTAGCATCCTTTATATTCCCAGAAAGATTAGATTGGTTTCTAAATTATTTAGAAACAAAATTTAATGTAACGAAAGATAAAGTCTTTTGTTATAATAATATAAACGATGACTCAAAAATCATACTAACCTTTAAATTATTATTACCCGAAGGTAAAAAAATAGACCTTAAAAATCTCTTCCCTAACGCCATAATCATACACAAAAAAGGCACAGCTTTTTATACAATAAATGCCTTAAACAAACTTATCGAATCTAAATTTGGTGACGACATTGGTAACATAGATTATAAGTCATATCAAGTAGATTGGTCTGAATACCAAGATAAAATGATATTAATAGATAAGAAAGAATTAATCGTTTTGGACTTAAAACGAGTTTTTTAATTAATTTAAGATATTTATTAGTAGAATAATGTACAAAAAAATAAATTTTATGTATAACGAAACTAATGAAAAAAACCTTAAAAAAGCTATGGATAGTTTTTTAGGTGAAAAACCAACACTAGACGAGTCAAATCAAGAAATGGATTGCAGCTCAGGTGTTTGCATTATCAAAAACGACAAAAGCGTTTTAGAAAGAATCAACAAAAAGATAATAACAGAAGACGGAAGACAATTATTAACTTAATATGGCTAAGAAAATTAATCAAAAATTACTAAACGAAGAGCTTAAAAAATTTAGACTCTTATCTGAATATTCGTTTTATACTGAAGCACCAAAAGGAGAAGATGATTTAATCTTAGGCGCTGTAGACGAAGCTGATGAAGAACCAGTTGATGATTCAAAAACTGCTGCAGCAGGCGCTGAAGCAGGTGCCGAAGCTGGAGCAGAAGCTGGGGCAGAGGCGGGAGCCGATGCTGGTGCAGAAGCTGGTACTGATGATTCAAATATGTTTGGAACTGAAGATGATGGGACTGAAGACAATGACGCAAATGCTGGAACCGAAGATGCTGGAACTGAAGATGCTGGAACTGAAGATGCTGGAACCGAAGATATGGGTGCTGAAGATACTGGTGGAGAAGAGGAAGTTGATATTGATGTAACCCAACTAGTTAAGGGTAGTGAAGAAGCAAAAAAAGCAGCTGATTTAAGTTTTTTAAAAACAACAGAACTTTTAAATAAATTTAATGATTTAGAACAAAGAGTTGCTGCTATGGATTCAATATCTAGTAAAATCGATACACTTGAAAAAGAAATTGTAAAAAGAAACCCAACACCTGTAGAAAAATTAGAAATGAGGTCTATGGATTCTTTCCCATACAATATAAAATTAACTGATTATTGGAAAGACGTTAATGGATATGATGCAACTGGAGAACAACAACCAAAAGAATACATCTTGAAAAAAGATGATATAGATACAGGTGGTGTTGTAGATACATCAATTAAAAAAACATTTGATGTTCCAGAAGATTACGAAGAAGAAGATATATAAGAATAAAAAAAAACAAAACAAAGGGGTGTTAAAAAACATCCCTTTTTTATTTGCTTTATGTTAATTAAGTTAGTATATTTGCTTTATTGATGTAATATTTTTTAACCTAAAAAGTTTTCCTGCAACTTGACTTTTCCCGAATTTTTCGTATATTTGTATAATTAAAAACAAGTAAATAACATCTACATATATTTTAAAAAACAACAATTATGAGTAAACAAGATGCGCTATTTGAAGCGATGATGAAACAGTATGAGAACAATTCTAGTTCTTATGCTAAAAACAATTCAGCTAAAGAGTATGATTTGAAGAACTACTTCACAACATACCTTTCTGAAAAACAAAAAACAGCAACTAAAACAATCAGGGTATTACCTACATCTGACGGTTCAACACCATTTAAAGAAGTTCACGGGCACAAAATGCAGGTTGACGGAGAATGGAAAACATTTATGTGTTTAAAGCACGAAAAGGATGAAGACTGTCCGTTCTGCGAGGCTCGTGAAGCTTTGTTAGCTTCTGGCAAAGATTCAGATAAAGAGTTAGCAAAAAAATATGGTGCTAAAAAAATGTACGTTGTAAAAATTATCGATAGAGATAATGAAGCTGACGGTGTTAAATTCTGGCGCTTTAACCATGACTACCGCAAACAAGGTATTTATGACAAAATCTATGGTGTTTTGACAGCGATTAAACAAAATATCACTGACGCACAGACTGGTAGAGATTTAATGGTTATGATTGCTAGAGACCAAAACAATCGTCCAATTGTTCAGAGTATATCTCATTTAGACCCATCACCACTTTCTGAAGATGCTGAGGTTTCAGCTGAATGGTTATCAGATTCTAGAACTTGGGAAGACGTATATAGCGTTAAACCATACGATTATCTTGAGATTATCGTTAAGGGTGGTGTACCTACTTGGGATAAAGAGGCAAAGAAATTCGTTGATAAAGCTTCTTTGACTGAAAAAGACAGTGATGATTTGGATGAAGAATTAACATTGGGTACACCAAACGTTAAATCAAACGTTACCGCAGCAGCAAAAACAACAGCACCAGCAGTTAAAGCTACTGAACCTGATGAAGATGATGAAGATGAAAACGATGATTTGCCGTTCTAATAATTTATAATAAGAATGGGTGGTACATAACTACCCATTCTCTATTATCTATATAATAATATTATTTTTAACTATATACATATGGGCACAAAGCCAAAAAAAATTATCGAAAAGAAATCGTTTAATATTGATTCATTTAAAGAGAGTGAAGGTTTAGATTTTACGGTTAAAGAAAAAGAAATACAGTGGATTCCATTGTCAGAAGCTTTTCATGAGGCTGTAAAAGTACCTGGTATTCCTATGGGTTATTTTGTATCTTTCAGAGGTTATTCAAATACTGGTAAATCAACCTCAATTTATGAGGCTGTTGCTGGTTGTCAAAAAATTGGTGTATTACCAATTATCTTTGAAACTGAAAATAACTGGAATTGGGAACACGCTAGAAACATTGGTATGCAATTTGAAGAAGTTATTGATGCTGAAACTGGTGAAATCATTAACTATAAGGGTGATTTTATATTTATGCAAGGTCCTGACCTTTTGAAAAAATATCAAAACTACGACCATCAGCATAGCAAGATGGGAACCAAAGCACTAAGATACGAACCAGTTGTTGAAGACATATCAACATACATGCACTTCATATTGGACAAACAACAAGAGGGTTCATTACCTAGAGATGTTGCGTTCTTTTGGGATTCAGTTGGTTCAATTAACTGTTTTAAAGGTGCCACATCTAAAACAACTAACAATCAATGGACTGCAGGTGCTTTAGCGACATGTTTTAAGTCATTAATTAACTATCGTATTCCAGCATCTAGAAGAGAAGACGTACCATACACAGCAAGCTTTGCCGTTGTTCAACAGATTTGGTTGGATAATGAAAATAAAGTTATCAAACACAAAGGCGGTGAGGCTTTCTTCTACGCTCCAAGAATGATATTCCATTTTGGTGGTATCTTAACACATAGTACTGAAAAATTAAAAGCAACATATAAAGGTGAAGAATACCAATTTGGTATTGTTACTAAAATTCGTTGTGAAAAGAATCAGGTAAATGGTATTGAACAAAAAGGTAGCATTGCATCTACACCTCACGGATATTGGAATCCTGACAAAATTGACTCTTACAAAGAGATACACAAAGATTTTATTAAAGAAAAGTTAAACACAGAATATGACGACTTTGTCATTGAAACTGAATTAATTTCAGGTAGTGTTGAAACAGGCGATTAAAACATTTTTTTTCACTTATTAACAATTAAGTTTTGAACAAAAGACCACCAAAAAATGGTGAACGAATTAAAGTTATAAATACACTCTTGGTTGACGGAAATGCCTTATTCAAATTAGGACTTTACGGAGCCAAGAGTGAATATAACCATCGTGGAGAACACATCGGTGGATTATACCAATTTTTAACTATATTGCGTAAGCTATTGGGTGAAAATCTATATCATAGAGTTTATGTTTTTTGGGATGGCAAGTTTAGTGGTAAACTAAGATATAATATATACGAACCATATAAAAGCGGTCGTGGTAAAAATTATATTCATGGTACTGAACCAGATGAATCCGAAATGAAACAAAAAAAGATGATATGGAATTATTTGGAAGAACTATGTATTAGACAAACACAACACGAATTTGTTGAAAGTGATGATTTTATTGGATATTATTGTTTAAATAGAAAAGAAAACGAGTTCATAACCATTTGTACTACAGATAGAGACATGTGTCAATTAATATCTGAAAGGGTTAGAATATACTTTTGTGATTTAAAAACGTATGTTGATACCAACAATTACTCAACACATTTTAATCATCATCATGAAAACTCTGCATTAATAAAGATTATTACAGGTGACAATAGCGATACTATCAAGGGTATAAAAGGAGTAAAAGAAGCAACACTAATATCTCTATTTCCCGATATCAAAACTAAAAAAGTTACCCTAGATTCTTTAATTGAATCGGCCAAAGTACTACAAGAAAGTAGATTAAACTCAAAACAAAAACCATTAAAATCATTGGATAATATTATCAATGTTATTACCGATGGTGTGCAGGGAGATAAACTTTACGAAATAAATACCGCACTAGTTGATTTAAAAAACCCATTAATAACTAATGATGCTATTGAACAATTAAATGATTTAATCGATGGAGAGTTTAATATGGATGATAGAGGTCTTAAAAATGTCCTAAAACAAATGAAGGTTGATGGTCTAGAAAAAACTATAGGTTCTTATAGATATGCCGATTATTTAATACCCTTTAAACAATTAATTGAGAGAGAAATTAAACAAACAAATTAAAAAAAAACATTATGAACAAAAAAATTGAAGAACAGAGATTTGAATTCTTGTTGTACATCAACAAACACATTATTTGTCAAAGATACTTTAGTATCAGAGATTATAACGAAAATTCAACAAAATCATTAGATTTAAAAGAGTTAATGGACAGAATCGTTGGTATGAGTAATGACGATTTTGGTAGTATGGGTATGATACCTTCTCACTTAAAAAAGAAATCTCGTGAGTATTTGTACAAATTTTACAATCCATATGCGCCTCAAAAAGAAGAGCCATATAAGAATATCTTTGAAAAAGAGGACATTTTTGATTTTGAGATTAGAGTAGACAAAACACCAATTGCACAAAGCACATTCTCTGGAAATAATTTTCCACCACAAGTAAGATATCAGGTAGATATTAAAGAATTAATTCCCAATATTATATCTGACATCAAGGACACGTTAAGTCAAAAAAAATACACAACAAAGTATGCTGATGTGCAACTTTAATATATTTATAAAAATCACAAGTTTTCAAAAAAAAGTTAATATTAAATGGCAAAAATAAGTAGAGAAAGTTTTGGGTATCTAGGTGATGATTTTCAGCTTAGACTAATTGCACAACTTCTTGTTGACAACAGATTTGCCGAATCAATAATTGAAATAATTGATGCGAACTATTTTGAAGGTAATGCGTTAAAACTTATTGTTTCAACAATAAAGGAGGCTTATTCAAAACATAACATTATACTGGATATTGGTAGCCTAGAATATAGACTATTAGACGTTATAACGAATGAAATTGATAAAAAATGGGCACTTGCTGAATTAAAGAGAATAAAAGACGTTAGTCTAAATGATACTCTTGGTGTTCAAGAAAAGGCAATGAAGTTTTGCAAAACACAAGAATTAAAAAAATCGATTAAGCAAATTAACAGCATTATTGAGGTAGGTGATGACACTAGATACGATGAGTGTGAAGAGTTATTAAAAAAGGCATTAGAACATGGTGACCTTAAAGATAACGGAATCAATGTCTTAGACAATATAGAGTCCGTACTATTAGATGACTTTAGAAAGCCAATACCAACTGGTATAAAGGGTTTAGATGAAATCATGGATGGTGGCTTATCAAAAGGTGAACTTGCGATTATATTAGCACCATTTGGTGTTGGTAAAACCACAATGATTACCAAGATAGCAAATACGGCCAAGAATCTAGGTTACAATGTGCTACAAATATTTTTTGAGGACGCCGCAAAGGTTATCCAAAGAAAGCATTTGGCTTGTTGGTCAGGTTATGAACTTAATAGTTTATCATTACATAAAGATGAACTAAAGAATCTAGTTAAACAAAAAGAATCGGAAAAGGGTGTATTAAGACTTAAAAAATTCCCTAGTGATGGAACAACAATACCGATTATTAGACAGTATATTAGAAAGCTGATAGCACAAGGATTTAGACCAGATATCGTCTTGGTTGATTACATTGACTGCGTACAACCATCTAAGAAATTTGATGATGTTAATGTTGGCGAAGGAAATGTTATGAGACAATTTGAGACATTATTATCTGAGTTAGATATGGCAGGTTGGACAGCCGTTCAAGGTAATAGAAGTTCAATCAAAGCAACAGTTGTTGAATCAGACCAAATGGGCGGCTCAATCAAGAAAGGGCAAATAGGTCACTTCGTTGTTTCAATAGCTAAAACCTTAGACCAAAAAGAAAACGGAACGGCTACTATGGCTATCCTAAAATCTAGATTTGCTAAAGACGGTATAATATTAGAGGATATAATCTTTGATAATTCTAGAATTCAAATCGATATGAACCCTAATAAAAAAGCTAGAACCCAAGGCGAATTCAATAAAGGGAAAGAAAAAGAAACTACTGACTATGTTGCTGGTTTACTAAACGGAATGCAAGAAAGAAAAAAAGTTCTTAACAACACAGATAACGTCTCAGACGAAGAAAATAACAACAATTAAACATCACAAAACAAATTTAAATTAAAATGGATTTATCAACAAAAATTTTATCTGACATTACCGTACATATGAAATACGCTAAGTATATGCCAGAGCTACAAAGAAGAGAAACTTGGGAAGAGTTAGTAACAAGAAACAAAGAAATGCACAAGAAAAAATATCCGCATATTACGGATGAAATTGAAGCTGCATATGAATTCGTTTACGCGAAAAAAGTATTACCATCAATGAGGTCATTACAATTCGGTGGAAAGTCTATTGAGATTAGCCCAAATCGTATATATAATTGTGCGTATTTACCGATTGATGATTATAGAGCATTCAGCGAAACTATGTTTCTTTTATTAGGTGGAACAGGTGTTGGATTTTCAGTACAAAGACATCATGTGGACCAATTACCAGAGATTAGAAAACCTAATACAACTAGAAGTAGAAGATACCTTATCGGTGATTCTATTGAAGGGTGGGGAGATGCGATTAAAATATTAATGAGGTCTTACTTTGAAGGTATGTCAACACCTGATTTTGATTACTCAGATATTCGCCAAAAAGGTGCATTATTAGTAACTAGTGGTGGTAGAGCACCTGGCCCACAACCACTTAAAGATTGTATTCACAATATTAAAAAAATATTAGACACAAAAAATGATGGTGAAAAATTATCACCGATTGAATGTCATGATATTATTTGTTTTATTGCTGATGCAGTATTAACTGGTGGTATTCGTAGAGCTGCTCTTATTTCATTATTCTCAATTGATGACGAAGAAATGTTATCGTCTAAATCTGGCGCATGGTGGGAATTAAATCCACAAAGAGGTAGAGCAAATAATTCAGCTGTTATCTTAAGACATAAAATAACTGAAGAAAAATTCTATCAATTATGGAAAAAAATTGAAGATAGCAATTCAGGTGAGCCAGGCGTATATTTCTCAAACGATAAAGATTGGGGTACAAACCCTTGTTGTGAGATTGGATTGAGACCATTCCAATTCTGTAACCTTTGTGAGGTTAATGTGTCAGATATTGAATCACAAGAAGATTTGGAGGCTAGAGCTAAAGCAGCATCGTTTATTGGAACGTTACAAGCTGGTTATACTGACTTTCATTATCTTCGTGATGTATGGAAGCGTACAACAGAGAAAGATGCCTTAATTGGCGTTGGAATGACAGGTATTGGGTCTGGAGAGGTACTTAAATATGACCTAGAATTAGCAGCAAAAGCCGTATTGAAAGAAAATGCTAGAATTGCTAAATTAATAGGTATTAATAAGGCAGCTAGAACAACTACAGTAAAACCATCTGGAACTAGCTCATTGGTGTTGGGTACAGCATCTGGAATACATGCTTGGCATAATGATTATTACGTTCGTAGAATACGTGTTGGTAAAAACGAATCAATATACACATACCTTTCAATCTATCACCCAGAATTGGTTGAAGACGAATATTTCAAACCAAAAGAACAAGCGGTAATCTCATTACCTGTAAAAGCACCAGATGGTTCTATTTACAGATTTGAATCACCAATGAATCTATTAGAAAGGGTGAGTATGTTTAATAAAGATTGGGTTGGAACTGGTCACAGAGATGGTCAAAATACACATAATGTATCAGTTACTGTTTCTATCAAAAAAGAAACCGAAAAATTATCTAAATTAGATGAAAATGGTAAAGTTGTTTTAGATTCAAACAATAACCCAATCAAAGAAGATAGAAGAGACGAGAAAGGAAATTTAGTATATAAAATAAACGAATGGCCAATGGTAGGAAAATGGATGTGGGAAAATCGTGAATCATTTAACGGTATTTCGGTATTACCTTATGATGGAGGAAGTTATATTCAGGCTCCTTTTGAAGATTGTAATAAAGAAAAATATGAAAAAATGATGGAAGTTTTACGCGATATTGACTTAACAAAGGTTATTGAGGTAAGCGACACAACCAATTTATCTGGTGAAGTAGCTTGCGGTGCTGGAGGTTGTGAGGTCACAACAGCATAGTAAAATAAAAAAATAATACAAAAGGGTCCAATCGGACCCTTTTTTTATGGATTTACTTCCAAAAATAAATTATTATCATATTTATCATATAAAAGGTATTATGGCTAATGGTAAATTTATAAATATTGACTACCCCTTTAAGAATAGTACAAACGGTTTCTTTATAAAGCTTAATGATAATGAACAAAAAGCGATAAAGGCCGACTTGATGCACTTATTATTAACCAGAAAGGGTCAAAGACTATATAATCCAGATTTTGGTACGGATATCCTTAGATATATTTTTGAACCAAATGACGCATTAACATGGGAATCTGTACAAGATGAGGTTAAAAATTCGGTGAAAAAATATTTACCAAAGTTAAATATAACAGAATTAAGCGTTACACAATCTGATGAAAGCGAATACGCTGCAAAAATAACACTACAATATACAATAACAGATAACGTTTTTGATATTGCTGATTCGGTTACAATAAATGTTTAAAATACAATATAATGGCACAAAGAGTTAATTACACATCTAGAAATTTTGCTGACATAAGAACGGACTTGGTTAATATGGTTAGGCAATATTATCCAGACATCTTCAATGATTTTAATGATGCATCAGTAGGTATGATGCTACTTGAATTAAATGCCGCCGTTGGTGATATGTTATCATTCAATACCGACAGGCTATTTCAAGAAACACAAATAGATTATGCACAAGAAAGAAGTTCAATTCTATCAATGGCTAGAACTTTTGGTTTAAAAGTACCTGGTAAGAGACCTTCGGTAACAATCCTAGATTTTAGTGTTACAGTACCTGTTTTAGGTGACGGATTTGATGTAACATATTGTCCATT